ATTCTGTTAAATAGACGGATTTCCGTCTTTCCCTCGCATTGTCATCATGACAACACCTCATTTCTTCGCACCAAATCCGCGTTGGTCTATCACTCGTGTTTTATAGCTGTGACAATCACGGCATAAAGGCTGATGATTGCTTGCTACCCAAAACAACGGATCGGCTTGTCCGTTCTCTACCGGCTTGATATGGTCTATCACTGTTGCCGGAGTATATTTGCCTTGCTCTAAGCACATCACACAAAGGGGATGATGCTTTAAGTATTGTTCGCGGTATTTGCTCCACTTGTGGTCGTAACCGCGTGCGCTACTGTTTGGGCGGTTGTCCTTAGGTTTATGCTCCTCACATCTACCGGACTTTACTTTGTTTCTACATCCGGGATAGCTACAACGTCTTAACGGTTGGTATGGCATCGGTTACTAAATCCTTAGTAAGCGCACGGTTCTCTATACACTTCCCACAATGCGGAAATCGTCATAGGTGCCGGTTTAAGGTTGGCTAAGTCTGTGACGGCTTCTCGGTTCGTGTAGAGATAGGCGATATACATTAAGCAACCAATCTTAATAGCCGGGGTAAAAAGTATGGTCTTTTCCGTTTCTTCTTCCCCAAAGGTTTTGCCAATATGTTTTTGGCATACTTCTAATGTGGCCACCTTATAGGCTTCCAGTAACTCATCATCTAAATCGTGATCAAGATTTAAGTGCGCTTTGATTTCATCAATCGTTAAATTAATACTCGACATAATCATCACCACCTTTGTAAGCCTCACCCTCTTTACACATTAGCTGTAATTCTCTGTGTGACTCCATGCTGTCAATCACCGAATAAATATCAAATACACGGTTTCCGTATCTAATACGCATTTTCCTGGTAACGCCCTCAATGTAACGAATTCTAACTCTCACAATGTTTTCCCCCATTTGAAATGGGCCGCTAAAATACTCTCTACCTTGTAATGGTTCAACCGCCGCCCGGATATTGGCAACGGTTTTCCATTTACTCACAATACCGCCGTAGTCGTTCTGTTCGTTCACTTGCTTTTGTAGGCTAATCACCTTGTTATACTTTCCGGCCTTAATCATGATTGCCATCGCTTACCCCTGATTCTTGCTCATCACCGCGTTTTACTTCTACGGTTTGTTTCCATGCTTGGCTGAATTCATCACCTCCAGCATAAGGCGGTAAGCCTTCACGTCTGCGTACTTCGTTAGGTGACATTACGCCCGCTTTAATCGCTACATCATAGCTATTGAAACGTTCGTTTTGACTGGTGCGGAGTAAGTCGCTTGTGTCAAATTCGATTAAGTGCCGTTTCTTGCTACTGCTCGTTAAGTCAATCATTAAGGCATCTTTAAGCTGTTGTTCAAAGTTAGTTAGCCATGGGCGCAAGGTTTGTGATAAGAACGCTCTACTAGCCTCACTGAAGTTCGCATAACTACTATTGGAATAATCTTGTAGGAAAATCGGGCTTATGTTGTAGATTCGGGCTATATCGGAAATTGTGAAGGTTCGACTTTGTAACCATTCGGCATCTTGGTTTGTCATGCCTAATTGTTTGTATTCCATTGAGCCTTCAAGGATTGGTGTTTTCCCCGCGTTCTTCGCGCCTTTGTAACGCTCTAAGGCTTTCACTGCCTTCTGTGCTTTCGCATCGTCTAACCATTCAGCCGTTGAGATTAGTCCGCTTGCCATCAATCCGTTTTTCATGATTGCTGCGCCGTGTCGTTGTTGTGCTAAACCTAGTCCAATCGTTTCACGGCAAACTGTCACAGGTGAACGCCCCATAAATCCATCAAGGGAACTATGGCGTAGGTGTAACATTTCATCTTGAAGGTAGTTTCTAGTTACTCCGTTTAAGTCCGTTACTTGGTAAATATGCTCGCCTGTTACTTTACGGAAGATATTTACTTCGCTCGGCTGATAAGGTGTAAGGCTTACAGGTTCGCCCTTGTTATTCCACTCAATCACTGCGTAAGCATTACCAGTTAGCAAGCAATGGCGCATCATCGTATATTTGAACTGGTAAGGCGTTTGATTTCGGTTAGGCATTTCATTTAAAAGGTATTCAACCGGATGACGGTAGATTCTTTCTCGCCCATCTTCTTTCAGTGCGTAAAGATAACAAGGCATAGATGCTACCGCCTCGGCAATCACTGTGACGGCGTTCATAACCGCTGGTAGAGCCTCTGCCGTTTGTGGGCTGACATATTCGCCCGCGCCTGTATTATTTACGCCCATGTAAGAGATGAATTCATCAATAGTGATTGGTTCGCTGCGTTGCTCTTTTCGTCTAAAAGGATTCCACATATTACGCCCCCATTACATCAACCCACTTGCTTAAAAGTGCGGTAGATTTATCTTGCGTTTTTTCTTTAACGGCCACCATCGAACGCTTAGCGATTTCAACACTGCTTTCCGGATAAGCTGGAATACTTGTTACGGTAACTTCAAATAGATCCGCTTTAATCACAGTTCTTTGATAAGGCTCTACATCAAAATTCCATTCTTCTTCCATCGCTCTGAATCCGAAAGACATCCCTGTAATATCACCGCGAGAAACACTAACTAATAAATCTTTTCCGATTGTTGTATCGGGCGGAGTTAGTTCAAAGCGTAAGCCGGTTGAATCTTCTTCTAGCTTTAATGTTCCCGCACTTGTTCGACCTAGTAACTTGGTGTAGTCATGTTCAAAGAGTGCGCGCACATCTTCGCCACTCGCTAGGCTGTCACTGAAAGCTTTAGGCGCAAAGGATTCCACAAAATCACAGTAAAGCACTTGTGAAGGGCTATTCCATTTCACCGCATAACCGACTAGCTTTTGATTTTCTTCATCGGCTGAAAGTGTTGCGGAGCGGATTTCAAATTCTTTATTCATATTTCACCTATTAAGCAAAAAAAGGGGCTTTCGCCCCTCTATGATTTATGCTGTTGTCTCAATCACTTTGATAGCGTTTGAATCTACTACGCCACCACCTAAATATTTATCGGTGTGTACTTTATAGAATCCCGGTTCGGTTAAGTTGTCCGGACGGGTTCGCACGCCTGTTTCGTGATCTACAATGAAATATCCGCGTTTGAAGTCACCGAAGGCAATTACTGCTTTGTTTGCTCCGCCTGTCGGCATTGTTTCTAAGAAGTGGACTGGACGACCTAATAATGTTGCTGGGGCATCGGCTGTTAAACCATCGCGCCAGATATAATCGCCGTTTTTGTTTTTAAGTTTTTGTAATGCTGCTGCAATCGTTGATGACATCACCCAAACCGCATTTTTACGGTATTTGCTATGAAGTGTATAGAACGCATCGATTAAAGTATCTGCATCAATCTTCGCTACACCTGCTACTTCAATTTTTTGAAGTTTGCCGAATTGTCGAGTTTTGTCATCTTCGGTTGTGCGTTGGTAGGTTAAGAAGCCTTTTGATTTCTTGTTACCATCACCGGAAGTTAAATCAGTTTCTTCTGTTTCTGTGAAGGTTTCAGAAATTTCATCAGTTAGCCAACCTAAAACATCAATGCTTGAGAAGTCTAAGATTTCTTGTGTAGTCTTAGGATAAGCATAGATTGAATTTAAAGCGATTGTTACTTCATGAAGTTTCGGGCTTGCTGTGCCGTTTCGTGCTGTGCCTTCTGTTCCGTGTTCTACTGCTGCGCCGCCAGCCGATACTAATTTTTTGTATTCTTTCGCTCCAACCGGTAAGCGTACTACGTTACAAAGTTGGCGCATTACGCTATCGTCTGTTAAGCGTTTCATTACATCTTTGTCTAACTGTGGGATAACTGAATATCCGCCATCTTCACCGTTAGCCGTAGTTAAATTGCGAAGTTCACCAGTTTTCACATAATGGCGTAACTCATCATTTGAAAGTTGTTTCATGTTGCGTTGTTCTACCTGTTTAGTTTGAGCATCTAGGCTACGTTCTTCATCTACTACGGTTTCATACTTGCTGATTTCATCAGTCATCTGTTTGACTAAATCTTTCAGCTTTTCAAAATCTACTGATTCAGTTTCATTCAATGAACGATTCTCTTTTTCTGCTTTTTCAAGCATTGAGCGCATTTCTGCGACTTTTTCCGCCTTTTGTTGGCGTAACTCAATTAGTTTTTTAAACATATTCATTTATTCCTTATGAAATTTCTTAGTCTAAATTTAGACGACTTTTATTAAGTCAAAATATAATATATAGTGTTTTAATTATTAACGATTAGTTCTAAAAACTTTGGCGGTACTTCATCTGTAAGCCAAACTCCATTGGCAGAGAGGTAAAAAACATACCCTGCCTGGTGCATTGCCTTTGTATTTACTTTAAAAATGACGGGTTTGCCGTGTCGTGCACCTACTTTGGTTGCGGTTGCTATATCAATGCTGAGGTGTACGTGTTGGCGGGTTTGCTTTTGGAGTCCGCTTTTGAGAATGCTCTCTGCAAACCTGCTGGCAGTGCCGTGGTACAAACATTCGGGGGGTGTTTGTGGCTGTAATTCTA